TTATTTAAATTCAATTTTATTACTATCCATATTATTGAATATTATGTATATATTTTAAAACATTTAATGTTTTATTTATAATAATGAAATATGACTAAGATTATATGTGACGAGATTGTCACATCAAAAGTAAGTAGTACTTCATCTTTAAAAATTGGATTATTTACTTGGCCCAGTGTTACACCCACCGCGGGTTCAGTATTGAAAACAGATGGAGAAGGTAATTTACAATTCCAAGAAACAAATACCAGAACTGTCGTCGACCAATTGTCAACATCTCATACAATTGATGTAGATTCTGATATTATAGCTATAACTGGAACACTTGATACAACACTCACCTTACCAGACCCATCTACTAAAACTATAGGTGACATGATATATATAGTGAAAGAAGTCGATGGTACGAGTGTTATAACAATATTGCCATTTGCATCCGAATTGATATCTGGATCTACATCTGCTACTTTATCTGATGCGTATGGAACTGTAAAAATATATACGAATGGTACAGCATGGTTTGCATTATTTTAATCATTGAGTTAATAAATTAATTAATAATTGGGTGAAACTAGAAACATCTCGTGGTTCATTTTGATTTACTTTTTTAAAATCTTCTATCCATGACGCCTTTATGTCGTCAGCCAATATATCCCAATTATTCCACATTATTGTTTGGGTTTCATTATCTATACCAAGTGCATTTAAAACTGAAATTCCTTCGGTGCGAACATCATATGATTCATCTAATATAGGGAGATTCTTCTGGTTTCTGAATACTGAAACAACCCAATTTTTAGTAAGACCCCGTGTACTTATTTCATCATAATATTTTGAAACTGCATCATCCTCGCTTTCACTTTTTTGTATATCACGAACAATAACTCCAAGTGCTCTAAGTTTACTCATTCTGTATTAAATATAATATATTATATTTTAAAATTGAAATGGATTTGGAGAGAATGTTTCGCTTGTACCCGGAGGTGTAGTAGTAACTGTATAAAAAGATTGCCATGGGTAATAAACTGATACAACCTCTACTCCATCCGTGTCTACGTCTACAGTTGTTATTCTACCATTATTAGCTCTTTCAAAACTTGTACTTGAACCATCTGAATTTACCGTCGACGTTTCACTTGAACCATCATTTCTTGTAATGACAGTTTCAACTGTCCCATCTGGGGAAGTGATAATTGATAATTCATTACCACTATTTGAAAACTGTAAATCTGTAGTCGTACCATCCGCTGCAACAATAAACGTACTACTCGATCCATCGTTCGGATTATTTTGCTCGATAGTACTTCCGTCCGCATTAGTTGTAAAAGTAAAACTTGACCCATCATTTGGAGTAGTTTGCTGGATGGTACTTCCGTCTGGAAGTGTAGTAAAAGAGCTACTTGATCCATCGTTACTTGACATTGCTTCTACGATAGTCCCATCAGGTGAAATTGTAGTTGTTGAAGTTATGGCTCCGTCTCGCACAGACAATTCCGTTGTTCCATCTGGAAACACGGTATATGTTGTATTGCCATCTGCAGAAGTACTTATAATTCTTCCATCTGCAGAAGTAGTTGTTGTTGTACCTGGTTCGTTTAAAAATTCTGGTGTTTCGACTACTTCATCTTGAATTGTTTCTCTAGTTTCTGAAATCCATATATTCCCATTATTTCTGGTCTTAATATAAGAATATGGACTTGAAATAACTAATGAACCTACAGCTCCTGGTGACGATATTGTTATAGTATTAGTAGAACTGGCGAAACCACCTTCATCTACAATGAAAATTTCATTTAAATTTGTAGTACTACTTGGTAATGTCAGTACAACAGGACCATTAAATAATACACCAATCACATTGGTTCCATCTAATATAGTTGCAGTTGCTGTTGTTATTTGTTGGTATGTACTTTTAGTATTAAATGATTCTGATTCACCAAATGAAGCTATTGACCTATATGATGAATCAGACGTAGGGAATGTAGTTAACCCGACAGTCAAAGATCCTGAATCTGGCGCCTGTATAGTTGTTAGTTCAGTCTCAGGAACGATTAACTTACCCATTTGTATATATAAATATATTAAATATTATATTAATATTTTCCATATTTGTTATTTCTTATTAATGAAAATGAATTGATTTTGAAACAAAGGCGAGAATAATCTCAAACCAATATTGCCAGGACAATGATTCATGATCCCTGGATTTTTTTATTTAATTTAAAATAATTTAAAATATTATTATATTTAACGCTTAAATATCATTAAAATACAATTCTCATTATCTTCCTTTATATTTTTAAATGTACTTCTAAAGTGAAAAATACCAATAGATTTACCATCGTTTATAAAACCTTTAGATGACATAACACTCGAAAAAGTTTCATCTATGTCAACAATTGAAATCATATTATTACTTGCTCCACCTGGTACCTGATCACCGAACATATAATCCGTAAGACGCTTGCATCCAGTATGATTCTCCTCACAATAAAACATAGGATATATAGATGACAGGATAAATTTAGTGTAAACATTTTTATCACCTTTGTAGATCTTTACAAAATACAAAGTATGTTCACGAATGATTTCAATCAAATCATTAATTTCACATTCATTCATTTCAACAACAGTTTCGAGGTATACTCTTAATTCTTTATATTCACACAAAGAAATAGCCATTGCTACCTGCATAACGAAGTTATAAACTCGTTGAAACATCATCAAGTCATCAGAAAAAAAGTATACAAAAGGGTTGAAAACTCTAACATTAGAATAATCAGTCATCTTAATTTTAGACTTGGAAATGTTAAATGAAATCAGTGGGAAAAATATAGTTTCAAGTGATTATTTATTTTGATTTATATATATATAGAATGATTTTCAGGGCTATTTGGGGTTCTGAAAATAATGGTCCTATTCGACCTATCATGTGGATAGGGCCAGTACATAAACTTAAACCAGAACCAAGAAAGTCTTTAAGAATGATTGATAAACAACAGTTGATCCGTGAACAACATTACAAGTGTAATTTTTGTGAAAATAAAATTAGTTTATATCCATATTCAAATACAGACGCCGATCATATAATTCCAATATGCTTAGGTGGAAAGACGAATATGGATAATATGCAATTATTATGTATTAGTTGTCATAGAGAAAAATCTGCATGTGAATTGAAATGCCATGTAAAGGAAGTCAGAGGTACATTTGAATCTGATCAAATATTTATAGGTAAGAGTATAATTTTTAAATTTCCATGTGAAAAAATGACACCTAAAGAAATTTTAGAAAGTGAAATGGATGAATTATGTTTCTTAACGTATACTAAAGTAAATAGGTTTACTTATAAATCTATAGATTTCAATAATTTCAGATACAAAATCAATCAACAATAATAGGACCGTCTGCTAGGACACTAGATCTTATAACATGGACGTCGTTGTTTAGTTCGAAGTTTCTGACCATTCTGTTAAGCTTTCTTCGGAAATTTCTGATGTCTTTGCCTTTATTCAACTTTTTAAAGTCGTTAATTTCCTTGGCCCCAGAAATAATTCTCTCTTCTCTACTAGGGCCACCTCTTCCAAGAGCACTGGGTTCTACAAACGATTTTCTTATAACATAAAATACAATCAATGCAGAGATAAAGATTGCAATTTTGATTTGCATGTTAGTTAGCTTCATAGTATATATTAATTATATACAATATAATAATTAACTTTTTTAAATAATTGTTTTTCATTTGTTTTTCAACTTCAATCATTATCACAAATCTGTAATAATGGAGAATATTTCAAGGAGTTTAGGAGAACAATTTATATTTGACGTGTGTCATAAAAATCCAACATGTAAAAGTTTCACGGAAACTATTAAATGGATGGTTACTTTTGCATATATGTTGGATGGATTGAGTACAAATACAGATAATTGTTTGTATACATCTAACAATATAATTGAAGGGTTGAGAATAACAAGAATTCAAAATGGATGCATAAGCAATAAAGACATTGCAATCGTAGCATGCAGCATATACTCTTTTGTAAAAGAAGAAGGTTTAATTGTAGATTTTGGAAAGCAATTCTCTGATTTACTTAAAAAAGTGAATAATAAATTTAAGTATGTGAATGATTATCTTGAAGACGAATCTTTACGGGATCTTGAACTTATATTAATGACAGATGACTAATTTGAAAATTCTTTCTTTACAACATACTCTCCGGCTATATCATCAAAATATTTTATTTGAAGAAGATCATTGTCTTCGTCATAAAATATACCAAACTTTGTAGTATCTCCCAATACAACACCTGCTGAATTTGAATCAAATGAAATACCTTCTACGTCGATTGTAGACACAGTTGATGGATTACTTATATCAACTTTTTCAGAACTATATTCTAAAACTGTCTGTACTGTGTTATTCGTGTTCCCAATGCCAATACTAGAAGTGCAGGATGTTTGTGTTAAATTAACTGATTTAATATATTCTACTGCACATGTTCTCTGATCTGTAACAGGGTCTCTGAAAAAGACATAGCTTGAAACTAGAGTATCACCTGTAGATTCTTTACTTTCCATTAGAATACCAGTCGTGGTAGAAATATCACCATATGTAACGGCTCCTCTATTGTTAACTATTTCTCCCTGGAGTCCATCATACGGAAATTCTTTCTGTAATGTATCTTCCAGTACAATAACAACGGATCCTTTTGCAAGTGAAACGTTTCTACCTGCTAAAACGAAAGAATCACCTATATTTTTTTCTATTCCATCAACATATACTTTATTTTTATCGTGTTCGTAGTTGATATAATTTCCACCTATTGTGACACTTTGATCTTCCTCTTTACCCTCAAAGGGAAGGAGTATGTTTGATGTAATCTCATCCGAAGAGAATCCATCTTCAACGAATACGGCATTTGTTACAATATTTTCATCGTGAAGACTTACATTAAGCTTTAGTAGGTCACCGGATTCGCCATTATCATATACAAATTGTTTCAAACAGGAAATACCATTGGAATCCATTTTTGTAACATCGATAATTGAATCTTTCATGGACAAATATACATCATTTAAAGAAGATTCATCTAAATCATTCAATTGTATAGACATTAAATATGTATATGTATATCTAACAAAATAAATAAATAATATAATTATTTTTTATATCACAAATACACATCAACTCACAACTAATCACATTTAAACAATGATGATAAATAATGACGTCCTTTCGAATATACTAGAGTTTTCTGGGAAGGATTATCTATATTTATCTACAGTTTCCAAGGAATTTAATCGTATTTACAATAAAAAAACTAAAGAAACATCTACAAAAAGTATACTTACAAATGAAAAAACATTGAATCATGCAATTGAGTGTGGGTACGAACCGACATATAAGGATCTTCATTTCGTTTGTAAATACACGAAAGAAGGAATAGGATCAATTGTAAATACATTATTAAAGAATGGTGTTACATGGGACAAAAATACTCTAATATTTGCAATTGAATATAATAACGATGATTATATTTTATGGGTTTTATCTACAGGATTGGATTGGGATCCTGATGCTTTATTCTGTGCATCCAGTATGTTTGATAACACAAGACTTTTTAATATTCTAATTGATTTGGGGTATACGTATTCTCAAAGTTGTATAAATATTGCTGCTAATTTCGAAAAAACACGTAGATAATCTATTCATGGGAATTCTAGCTGAGAATGGACACATGGAAACAATGATGGAATTATGCGATAAAGGTGTTAAATGTGATAATTACACATTGAATTGTGCGGTTACAGGAAATTCGATAGATATAATAGAATATTTATTGAATAATCAAAAGTGTGAAGTGACTTCTGACACCATTTACCACTCTTCCTGTTCATCCAATCCAGAAGTTAGAAATTATTTCCGGACTCGGTATCCTGAATTATACAATTCACATATTTTAGACATACTGGAAAGATATAGTTTGTAATGCCTAAAAGGAAAAGTATGGATGAATGTATAGACGACTGTAAAAGATTCAGAGATGAACAATTCCCAATTGATAATTCAAGAAGCGATCATGAGAAGAATCATTTGGTTGATATTAACAATAATTTATCCAATTTTGTTCGTAATTCTATTCTAATAATGGTAAAACAAAAAGGAGAAATAGAGAGATTGAATATATTAATACATAATATGAGAAATGCTCTTGTTATTTCAGAATCGAGTAATATTAAAAATTATACAAATAATGACATATTTTAAAAATATTTTATTGTGATATTATAAAGACTGGACCATAATGGTAGAAGTCAATAATAATAATAATTCGGAATGGGAAAATGCCATGAGAGAAATCATGACACAAGACGATTCACTACCATCGTCAAATGTTAATAATGTAAACGTTCCCATTAACATTGATTTATCAGATTTTGTACGTGAAACACAAACAAAAGATAATGATCTGAAAAAGGAAATTTCTGATCTTAAAGAAAAACTAAATAATTGTAAAAATGTTTCAAACATAGATCAACAAAAGGAAATTGGAAAACTTATTTCAGAAAAAGAGGAAATCCGAAAAGATTTTGAAATAAAACTTAAAGAAACACAAAATGATAACCAATCACAGAAAGAAGAAATACAAAGAAAACTTGAATCAGAAATGGAAAAAATGGGAAAAGAAATTTCTGACCTTGAAGAAGAATTGAGTGTATGTAAAAATACACCAAATAGAGAACAAGAAAAGGAAATAGAAAATCTTATCTCAGAAAAGGAAGAAATCCGAAAAGATTTTGAAAAAAAACTTGAATCAGAAA